CCCGGAGGAGGCATAGCTCCCGGAGGAGGCATAGCTCCCGGAGGAGGCATAGCTCCCGGAGGAGGCATAGCTCCCGCTTGTTGCTGGTACTGCTGTAGTAGAGCAGTCAGGACCTCAAGGATCTTAAGCATGGAATCTAGGTCCTGCTGTTGGACGAACTGCCCTACTGCCTGCACCTCAGCTGGATTTGCATTTGCTGCAATCTGGGCTCCTTGAGCCACCTTCTGAAAAGGTACGTCAGGCAGAAGACCCCCGTCCTGGAAGGCCTTAGCGGCACCCATGATGTACGCGGTCTTCATAGAACTCATATCAGACGCCCAGCCCTAGCTGACGTAGGATGTAAGCCGCTTCCTTCTCGGAATCGTCTTTATCCTCATTGTCGTCTTTCTTGCCCTCTTCTTTTTTCATCAGAGCTTTTCGGAGACCCTCAGGCATCCCTTTGTACTTGTCCTCGTCGTCTTTGTCGTCCTTATCCTCAGAACCCTCTTCCATCGCTAGCTTAATCCTAGAGATGTACTCAGCGCGCTCTGGGTTGGACATTCCCATCATGGTGCGGAGAGCAGCGAGCTTCTCCTGCTGATTGAGACCGTAAGGGAGGAAAGCCCCCACCTCTTCAGCGGTCTTAGCGAGGAGGAAGTTGTAAGCAGCCTGCTTAGGTAGCTTCTCTCCGTCCGGCTCACCAGCAACTTCAACCTCGTGGCCTACAGGCTGCACTGTTTTAGATGGGCCCTGCGACTCTAGGTTGTACGCACCTTCTTCTCTACCGTCATTCTGGAGGGTCTCATCCACGCCGCTACCCCCTACAGCCGACGCGTCGGAACCCATTGCCGCGCTCGCAGAGAGCTTACGGAGGATAGCAGCAGCTGTCTTAGCATCCAGATCTGCGCCTTCCGTTAGTTTCTTAACAGCAACCTCGTGCCCTGCATTATCCATGGCGTCCGCCATGGGGCCTTTCTTACCATCTAGGTGATAAGCTTCAGGCTTTCGACCATCATGCTCCTTCTCGCCTTTGACTCCGCCTTTCCCTGAGCCACCTAAGACGCTAGCATCGGGGTCTGCAGCCGCAGAGTTAGCCGCCTTGAGGTGAGCTACTACCATACGGGCAGCTTCTTCGTCACCGATGCCAGCGTCCGACGCGGCCTCGAGAGCCTGCGCAGCCTCTAGAAGGGCCGCAGCCTGGCTGGAAGATGCTTCAGCTGCATCGCTAAGAGCTTCAGAAGCCTCTTCTGCAGGGCCTTCATCCTCACCCATCAGAGCCATGGCCTGCTTTGGATCTAGGCTGAGCTCAGCCTTCTTTACCATGGAAGACATAGCTGATGCTAGGTGGTCTTCAGTCATGGTCTCCATGCTGTCCGGGATATAAAGCGCTGCTAGCTTGACCGCTAGATCTGCGTGACCCTCCGACTCATAGGATTCCATGGCTCCAGAGGATACCAGTGCATTCTGTGCGCCTCTAACGTAAGCAAATTTAAATAGCGACATTTACGATCTCCGTAGTTTAAGTCTGTTCAAGTATAACTTTTAGGGACTGCAGCGTCCATGACTATATTATTAGCTGGTTCAGGGTCGGACTCCAATAGTTTACCGATTGAGGAACCGATATCCCCTCCAAATTGTGAGCCTAGTATACTACCTCCCAAGCCGAAGGGAGTAGCTCCAAGAAACCCCAAACCACTGCCTAAGGCCCTCCCCACTCCGCTTAGACCCCCCTCTTCCAAGGTAGGGTCCATGCCCTGTGCAGATAGCGCGCCGGCTATGGGGAATCCTAACCCGAACCCAAGGTTAACGCCCTGTCCAGGTAGCCCTTTAGCCAGCTGTTTGAGGTCCTGACCTAGAGTAGCCCCAGAGGTGTCTACAGCTTTACCCTGCAACCGGGCTCCAGTACGCCTGAGAGACTGCCTGAGGGGCTCAGTCATGGCTAAATCCCCTAGAAGAACTCCTCCAGGGCCTAAGAGGCCCCCTTGTGCGTAGCGTGCCTTAATTACCTCAGGAGCCGCAGTGCTACCTATCAGGGCCTTACGAAGTCCAGACCCCCCTTGCCTAGCCTCTTCCGTAACCCTACCAGCCTCGGAAACATATTTCCTGAGAGCAGCTAACTCTTTTTTACTCAAAGTATATTTCAGACCTGCGTCCCCGATTGCCGCTCTCTCAGTAGCGGCCAGGCCTCTAGAGATGGCTCGTAATAATCTAGCTGACATTAATACGTACCTCCTGAACCCCGACGCAGCTCCTTACCAAAGGCTAAGGCAGCTACTGGATCATAAGTATGGATGTCTCCCTTTTGCCCAAAAGTAGCCGCGTCTATAAGTGTTTGCTTTTGGTATCGGTATCCCAAGCGCTGCATCCAATTTGGGTTAAGCAGTGGAGTGCGGGATGCTGAAGTCATAACTGGACGTAGCACAGGCTTTCCAGAGTAAGCTTTAACCTTTGAAATGCCTTCTTTCTTGAGGTCTTCCACTACTCTCTTAGTGAGCAATGTACCCGGAGTAACGTAGGATGCCGACTCCGTGATTACCTTGCCTATGGCACTATTTAGGTCCGTCTCAGTCCCTCTACCCTGAAAGTGCTTAGATATCCTATGTAGGGGGAGTATATCTCCTCGATTAGCTCCAGGAACGTCGTCAACCACTTCAGCATAGTTAAGTTGAGTTCGCGCAAGGAGCTCTATGTGTCGAGGATCGACCCCGCCAGCTGACTCGTCATACACTTTACGCAGAGACTTGACCAAGTAGTTTCTGCCATGCCCTAGTCCCTTGTGGCGAACCACTTCATCGGGGGAGGCTATCCCCTCAGCTATAGTGTCTCCCGCTTCTACGTTCGTACCCTTCTTTATAAGAAGCTTTCTATTAGGGGGAACATAGTGGTCTATTCCGCCTATCTTAACGTCAAAACCCCCTTGTGGTGCTTTCTCTACTGAATCGACCCTGCCCCCAGACTCGGCAAGCGGAGCTTTGTAGAAGAATGCTTTAGGGACCTCTACAAACTGCTTAAAGGCCTTAAGACCCCTAGGGATGTTGTGGTCTCCTTGGACTAAGGAAACCCCGTGTTTAGCAGATAGTTGCATCTGGGTAAGGGGCTCTGACAGAGCCTGGGCGGAACGTATACCGGCATTGACACCTATGTCTAGGGGTTTACCTCGGGGTCCGGCACCCATACACCTCTGACATACCCCCCTATCTAGGGCGCACGTCATCGGGGACCTAACTTTTATAGGCTTCCCCGACCTCATTAGCTGCGCAGCTTTAGTAGAATCTATGTACCCTCCCGTACCTGGTAGGTACCTCCCCTCTATAGAGGCATCATTTGAATCAAGGGATATGCCGTTGGTTGTCCCGCAGTCGTCTTTAGCTATCACCCCCTCGGACATTACAGAGGCCAACACCTTCTGCATCTCCCCGGGCTCAGCCGTGCCTAGTTGGCCTTTGATAACCTGGGCGCGACTCTCGTCCCCGGCTATCCACCCCTCGGCGGGCGATACGCCCTCTGAGTAACCCTTCTGTATTAAGAAAGGAACGGGAGCTCCGTCAAAGTCCCCTACTACTACAGGGCTAGTGACCATCTTCATGAGCTGAACCATGTTGCCGCGACTACCAGATCTAGCAGTCATGGCCATGTCACCCTTATGCTGGCCGGTAAGCTCTTTCAGCTTTCCCTGCGCTTCTAGCAGAGCACCCACCTTAGCCTTTTTAGTGGCCGTAGGGTTAAATACCAAGCGCTTAGCTTTATTTATAATAGGGTCCCGCTTAGAATACTCGGGCTCTATATCGTCTAAACCTACGCTGATGCCCTCAAAAGTTGAGAACTCGTCTCCAAGCTTTTTTATTTTAGGAGCTGCTTTGGCGTAAGCTGCTGGGTCCCGCTTAGCTAGCCCCACCATAGCCCGTTTAAGATTGGAGGTGTTAAGTCTGCCAGAAATCCTGTGTTCTGCTGGCAGCCTACTATTTATGAGGATATCACTAAGCTTACCTCTCACAATTCCCCCTAGTGCCCGCTGTTGTACGGATTGAACATGCTACCGCTGGAGGTTCTTAAATCCGGAGTCAGATATGCCGGTAGACTATGGCTTAGGCCCATACCAAGGCCCATTCCTCCTATAATTCCCCCTATATTCTTAGCGGACCTAACCGACTTAATAGCAGCCCTCTGTCCAGAAGTCATCCCCTCTAGAAGCTTGTTGTACCTAGCTTGGTTGGACTGACGTAAGCCCGATATGTAGGTGTCCAAATCCTTCTTGCTGGAAAATCTCCTACGCCCTAAGGCGTTGGGGTTTCCGGAGTTAGAGAGGCGGTTTATTCTCTTGTTCTGACTCTGTATCCTTTGTAGGCGATTTACCTGACCTCGGGATAACCCTAGCCCTCCATAGAAAGCTTTCGATGTACTGGATCCGGTCCGGGACATAGGTGCTAGTAGCCTCTTGCCTAACCTAGCCCCTAGACCCATACCTCCACTAAACAGTAATCCGCTAGCCGCTCCCTGCACAAATCCGTGAAGGCGATTGCCCTCGTCTTCGCCTGCGGCCCCCAGAGCACCGAATCCGAGAGCTGAACCTATATGTGGATTGGTGGCTCGATACAACATGGACCCTGGAGACCCAAACCTACCAGACATGCCAGCTAGAAAGCCCAATGGCCTAAGAGCGCTCATAGCCGCACCTAAAAAAGCCTGCTTCTCAAACTCTTCGGTAGCCAAGTTGGCCCCCAGGTTTCTGGCTTGCTCTAGGTAGGGATTCACTTATCACCTACCTGCTCTGGGCTTAGTTCCATGGGACTACCGTACACCCTTGAGTTATCCTCCTGCCGCTCGTCTACTACAGAAGTGGGGTCCTTATGGCCTGAGTCACTAGCAGAGAGTAGCTTTAGGTCTAAAGCCAGTTGATCTGCAGGAGCCATATCTCCCAGTGCCTCTTGCAGTGCTAGGTTAGATCCTATTTCTTTGGCCATCTTAAGATAGTTCATCTGGGACCTCTATTTCATCATTCGGCTTAACTTCGCCCCTGCGATAAGCTGCTAAGGCATCCCTCACACTGTTAAATCTGAAAGACCTACCCGACTTTTCATCATTTAGAGCTTTGTGTATGCCTGCTATTGCTTCGTGCTTAGGGTAAGCTAGTATCTGGTCTTTACGCTTATCTCCAAGCGTGTTGTTGGATAACAGCATCTTCTTGGAGTCATTTACAGCCCCCTCAGTTACCGGTAAGTGGACCTGTAACGCATCCCCGTCGTAATCTAGGTTCTGACCGTCTTCCATAAAAGGATTAACAGTTATAGTCTTACCGCTAACCATACGGGGGAAGGCTGATATCATATTGAACCTATGCAGAGACGGTGCCCTATTTATGATGACTGGACGGTTTTTAGCTTCCAGGGCTAAAGACTCCCTAGCCTGTAGGCTACGATCTTCTACCAGCTTCTTAGCCTGTAGGGCTGGATAGCCTTTTTTAACCAAGTTCTTCATAAGAAAAGGGCTGTACATAGACCACATCATGTCTTCCGGTAGCCCTACCTCATCCATGCCTAGAGTGGGGTCGGGTGCTGCGGTCCCACGGCCAGTAAAGTCCAACCTACGAGACAATACCTTACCGTTGAAGAACCCGGTCTTAGTACCCGTGATGGTGTTTACTATACCCTTGACCTCTGCGGTCTGAAGCTTCTTTGATACTGGGGGCCCTGTACCAATCACCGCTGCTGCTGCATCTGACACGTGCTTACGCATCTCAGCTACGTCTTCGTCAGGTAGGTCTAGATCTATAGCCTCTTTTAGCTTATCTTTGGCAAGCACTAAATCCTTATAGACGTGATTAACGTCAGAAATAAGGAGATCGCCCTTCGCACCAGGAACTACGGGTCTGTGCACCGGGGGGATGACGGGGAACTTCTTAATCATATAAGCCTCCCCAGCCTTCATACCGTTCTCTTTTAAGGCGGATAGGGCCTTTATCTGTTTTAAATAGTTATCTTTATCGCTACCTTTAGCGGTCTTCAGCTTAGCCTGTAACCCCGGGAGGAGCTTGTCTGGATCTAGAGCGTTAAGCTGCCTACGCACAGAATCTCCTCCCTCCTGAGCTATCCTATCTCTGAGCCCTGCTTTAGTCTCCCCCACCAACCTACGGGCAGCATCCGCAAAGATGGGGTTCATTATGCTGTCGGGCAGCTCGATATGCGATAGCTTTGTGCCGGTCAATCCCCCAGTAACACCGAGATCGAATAGGCCGCCCTTCTCAGGCTTTAGATTCTTAGATATGACCATACGCCCGGTTTGTATCTCCCCGTTTGACATCTTTTCTACGTCAGAGTCGGTTAGGGGCGCCATTGCCATCTGATTCCCTTGCTTCTGTAGATTCAGACCCGCCCCCACAAGCATTGACTTAAACTTGTCAAATGCGAAGTTGGTCTTGGGCGGTGGTAGGGGCCTACCCAACTGCATGGCTCTCCAGTACTCACTGTTACGAGTGCCCTTTAAGATAGCGTTTTCCTTGAGAATATCTCGGGCATCGTGCGCCAGTAGGGCATTGATCTCCATAATACCAGTACCTTTGGCTCCCGTAATTCCTCCCTTAGCCGGCAGATCGTTCACGTCATAGCTGCCATCTATACCCCTAGCGGAGTAGTTAGTATCCGTGCTCTTGAAGAGCTTATACGTGTACTGAGGCCCTACCATGATGTTAGGTATCTTCTTACCAGTGATTGGGTCATATACTGTTTCTTTGTCTTTAACTCCGTGTTTCTTCATCTCTTGTCGAGCAAACTTTACATTATTTCTGTTCTTGAAGCTGGCTACTTTGTAGGGCTTACCCCTCTTACGTGCCACCTTAGCCAAGGCAGTTTCAACCACTTGAGAGGGGTTGATGCGGCTGACTACGCCCAGAGAGGACCACAACATATCTATGGGCTTACCCGACTCATCTTGGACCATATCCTCGTCATCGACTATCTTGGAGACAACACCTTTACCTCCATATCGATTGCTAACCTTGTCTCCCAGCTTCATTTTTTCTATGGACTTAACTATGACTGTGGTACGCTTACCCTCTTTCTCTACAGCAACTACCTCGCCCTCTGAAGAAGAGTCCCAGATCTCAGAGTTATCGCTAAACTCCTGACGTAGGCTCTTATGGATCTTACCCAGTACTTGATTCTCAATAGACGGAGGCCTCTTTCTCAGAACTGTAGCTATGGGGTCTCCCGACTTCAGCTTCTGGCCCACACGAACTACGCCATTATTTAACTTAGAATACTGGTCTTTATTGAATATTCTAGGGAAGTTAGCAGAATGCTTATTGTGGTCTACCCTCGTCTCTTTATCTTCTTCGATAACGTATTTGCTCATCTTCACAGAGGACAGCTTTTCTGCCGCTCCCTTAGAGATAACAACAGCATCGTTAGAGTTTAGTCCATGATAAGCTAAGTAAGCTATATTCATGTTCTTCCCAAGAGCCATCTTTCCATTACGGGTGAAGTTACTCTTGGCTAGGATAGCTCCCGGCTTCAGCTTGTCTCCGACCTTTACTACAGGGCTGTGGTGGAAGAAAGTCTTAGAAGCCATAGGCAGGTTATTAGCTATGCTAACTTTGTCTACTTGCCCGTCCCTTTTTATCGTTATAGCATTCTTAGTTACCTCAGTAACTTCAGCCTCCCCCCTATCTTTGAACAAGCGTACGTCTGATAGCTCCGAGACTACCTCTTCCATAGAAGTAGACTCCTTGGAGTCCACAGCAGACTGTACTAGAGGCTCTTCCCTCATAACTAGGGGCAGCGCTTGTCCCACCATTTTACTGCCCATGATAAGACGATTGCCCTGAGAGCCGTCCATCAGAGGGATCATGTTCGTGTTTACAGTGTACATGTCCTTGACAGAATCTACCGCATACTGGGCTCTACCCGCCTTTACCTTGGAAACCGTACCCTTATCAATGACGTCTACATTACCCTTTCTAAGCTCTTGCTCCGGAAATGCTATAGTCAGATCTCTCATTTTAGTAGTAGGCACGTACTCTAGCTTGCCTGTCTTGAGGTTACGCAGCTTAGAGTAGATCCTACCGTTCTCATCTCTACCGGCCCCTAGAGCAAACCTAACGTCTACGCCGACCTGACTAGACTCCGGGGTCCTAAAAGGATCTATCACTCCCAGAGTAGAGGGGTGCAGCTTCCTGACTCCTCCAGGTATTGCCCTCTCACTGGCTATGCCACCTTCTCCTAGTCGGGTAACGGCCATCTGGCTATCCACCTGCTCTATAGGATTTATCTGGGAGGGCAGCACTGCTAGCTGAGAACTAGCTATGTACTTCTTCAGCTCAGCGGCAGTGGTAGCGCTAGGCATGACCTTACCGACCCTAACGTCCTGGGCTAGGTCCAGCTTGTTACGTAGCTTAAATTGAATCTCCCTAGCTCTGCTCCTCAATCTCTCTTTAATTAGATCCTCGGGAGCCAAAACCTTTTGAAACTCTAAGCTGTCCCTGTCGTCCTCTTCCTCTTCCTCATTGTAGACGCGCACCAACTTACGGCTAGCCGCTAAGAGGGACTCAGGAGTAACTCGGTTGAAAGCCTTCCCTAACGTTCGGGCAGTGGTTTCTTCCGAGAGCTCTGTTTTGTTCTCAAAGTAATCTTTGATAGCGCTAACTTTATCGTTAGTACCCTTATGTACCCTCTTAGAGGGGGGGATAATTCTCTCGTAAAGCTTGCCAACGGCGGACGTACCTTTCTTTTCGTAGGAGTCTCTATTCCGGTCCGCCAGACCCTTCCCCCAATACTTGGATATGTCGTTGTGCTCCAGTCCTAATTTACGTAATACCGGGTACATAGGTATCTTGGAGGTACCATACTCCATCTGAAGGTGGCCCTTACGCGTGTCCATAGATACCCGGAAGTTAGCCCCCTTAGACAAGTTGAAGCTGGCCTCCATTTCATCATTGCCCCTACGTCGGGTATACACTCCCGGCAGAGTACGGAGCTGATGCTTCATAGCGTACTCGTTGCCGTTTACCAGCATAGTTCCGCGTCCTGTAACCTTAGGAACGTGCATAACCGTATGCCTGTTCCTTTTCGATATTACTTTCCCAGACTTGTCCCGTATCTCTATGGTGGCCTTCATAGGGTCGTAAATAGATCCGCCTTTATAGATAGCGGTCTTCTGCTCCCCATAAGTAGCTGCTTTGTACTTTGGTATCTCGAAGTTGTCTGCGTGTATATCGTAGTGCGTTCCTATAATGGGGAAGAGGCCTCTAACCCCCTCTATAGCTTTAGCCCTTATCCTAGAGTTACGAACTTCTGGGCTCTGAAATATAGGCATAACTTTTTTGTTGTCGGACATGCGTAGACCTCACGCAAAAATAACCGTTTTAGTTGTTATAAGTATACGTTCTCACACCCCTGCACCTAACCCCGGCCTCTCGCGAGGGCTGAGGGGGTGATGAGACTTAACCTAGGGGGCTGCTTCTCCTATCTACTAATAAGCAGCCCCCATACTCCCTGGCATAGCCAGAGGAAGGAATCAGCATGGCTGACTCAAAGAAAACTATGCGCTCAGGATCCGAGCGCACTACTGCAAGAACTAAGAGAGCTCCGTTGACCCATCTACGGGCAGCGTTGCAGGAAGTCTATGCGGCACTAGGGGAGGATGAGCAGGGGGTAAAGAAAAAGGTGTCCCAGGCCCTGAGCCCTGTAGAGGGCCGTGGGGGACCGGCAGGCCTGAGATGGTACGCGCCTCTAACGTTAGATGTAAAAGAACTGGCGACCTGGGCTCGTCAGTATGCCGAGTCTTTCATCTGCAAGGCGGATTTACCTGAGGCTCACCGGGAAGCCTTGCTGGGATGGCGAGGGTTCGTGGAGCTCCTCCCGCACCCTGACCTGCGGGCTAGGACCTCCCGCGGGCCAGTGCGGGCGATCTCCTCCCTCCAGCAGCTGCTGGACGAGGATATGGGGGTGATATCCCGTCTAGCAGGGCCGCCGGTGCATGAGGCGTTCGTGGCCTTTAAGCGTCGGGAGTTCCTTAAGCAGGAAGAGGCGAAGGCCTCAGCCCTAGCTGAAGCTAAAAAGGCTAAACTGGAACAGGAGGAGGAGGAGGCTATCAAGTCTCTCATGGCCCAGGCCAGGGCCCAGTTGGAGAACCTCCGGCGAAGAGAGTCGCTGGGAAGTATCCTAAGACCCTACCAGGCGGAGATAAAGGCCGCCAAGACGGCCTTGGCCCAACGCCAGAAGGAGGCGGAGGCCTCCGCTAAGGAGGCGGCTGATGCCAACAGGAAGCTGTTGGCCTCGGCGGGGCCTGGCAGGGTCCGTGAGGCTATGCAGGCGGGCAACGAGGCCCTAGCGGCCGCTTGGGCGGCTTACACGGCAAGCAAGACGGATACGCGCCGCGCTGGGGCTCTCGAGAGTCTAATGCGGCTGGACGACCGCCTCCAGTCGGAGGCAGTGGTGCCCTCCCCCCTAGAGAGGGCACTCCGTGGGGACTGCCGCGGGCTCCTAGACCAGGATGTCCGAGACGCAGCACTGGTCGAGTTCGCCAGCCTCTCAGTAGAGGCGGCTACCATCCCCGCCATGCGTAAGGCGGGTGAGAGGGTGCCGGGCTTCCTCGCCCCCACAAAAGGGGCGAAGAAAGCTAAAGTTGAGGCCGCCCTCAACTGGTTCGCTAGGCTCCACCAGGATCTGGTGGAAGCCGATCTCTAGCAGGCGCCTATGGTTACCGGAGCTCAAGGCCACCGTTATCTACGACCCTGACGAAGTCGTTAGTAACGGTGACTTGAACTCCGAATCGGAGACTGAAGGAGAAGGCCTAATCTCTTTCAGTCTACTGCTGGGTCTGGCGGTGGGCTTCTGGGCTGCTATGCAGCTCATGAAGATCGCTAAGGACACAGTAGTCTACTCCCCCACCGGAACTCACCAAGCTGATTGCCGAGAGGTTGACCAGCAGGGCAGGGTTACGGTAGGAGGGCAGAAGTTCTCACCCAGTGCAGACTCCCTCTGTGGGGACGTGACTCAAACCCCTCAGGGTAGAGTGATCGATACCACGCAGGAGGGCGGATGGATTGGAGAGGACCTCATAGCTAAAGCTCTCGCGGCTCACAATCGCGAGGGCTACATCCGACGAAAGAAAGGAGGACGGCGATGATGTCTTTTGGGCATGATGGCGTAAATCCTTTCGGATAGCGGGTAAGGAAAGCGGTCAGCAATAGGAGCTGACATCTAATGGCAGACTGGCCGCTTTTCTTTAGCTATCAGACTTAACTACTATAGGAGTACCGAAGTCTAAGACGTGTACGGGCACACCATCTAAGACAATGTGCCTGTGGGTGAGCGTGGGATCCTCTAACCTAGGCAGGTCTTCACTCTGTAACTCACAGGATCCCGGTAGGATACAAGCCATAATCAAGGTAACTACTCTGCGCATAGGGGCCTCCTTATTGTTGCAGCCGCCCCAAGCATAGTTACTTTATCTATAGTGTCTACTTAACGGGCACAAGCCACTCCAGATAGACCTTAAAACTCCCCGAACCCCTCATATCAGCAACCTCTTTTTTCCCTATGATAATCTGCCCAGATGCCCCCTGCCTTAGTACGTGATCGTACTCTGGATTGCCATCCTCTCCGATAACAAAAACCCTGGCATTTGGTATAAAGTCGTTAACAACTTTCTTAGGTTTACCTTCCTGCGGGTTAGCCCCCTCCGTGTGAATAGGGTTACTCTCCGCATCAAAACCTGGGGGAGGGTCTGGTATAAACGGGAAGGGGTCTGGAACTCCTAGAGGACGATTGCCCGCCATCTGGGACATAGTAGTTATGTAGTCAGATCCCGGTTTGGCATCCTGATTCACATCATACCCCCTTGCTGCATCTGCTGCACAGCCATATTCTTTTGGTCCAGCTGTAGCTGCTCAAGCCTTTGAATCACTACGCTGTACATAACATAGTCTTCTGCCTGCAAGCTAGACAGCTGAGACTTACGAGTACCCTGATCCATCTGCATGAGCTGCATAGCTAGATTATCTGCTTCTCCGATTACAGCTTGCTGGTCATAGGTTAGACCCATGCCTCCCTGCTGAGCTGTCATCTGGCGGGCTTGCTGACTGAGGTCTTTCTGAAGCTCAGCCATATCCATCTCTAACTCTTTCTGGGATCTAGTATCTGTGAGGGTCTCGTTCCTAATCTTCTGACGCTCTTCGTCTAGATCAATACCGTGATAGTCAGCAAGAGTCGTCTTGGAGACAATACCACTCTGGAAGAGGTTCATAGCCATTTGCTTCTGAGCCATATCATCCAGCATACGGAAGTCGCCCAGCTCAGTCTTGATGGTGTTCCACCCCAGGAACTTGCCGCACTTACTAGTAATCCAGTGTAATAGCTGGTTGAGCTGAAAAGTGCTGCTCTCTAACTGGTTCTCTAACATACGTAGGGTGACGCTGGAACCAGTAAAGCTGAGTCCTCCGTAGATAAACTCCTTAGGGAACCCCATGGCGGCTATGATGTTGTCTTCAGCTCTGTTTATCTCTGCGTCTACCATGAGGGCGCGTCCTTCTCCACCTACCTGAGAAACTCCTACGGCCACTGGAGCCATCATGATGTGATTCGGGTCCCGCCTCCACTTCTTAATGTTGTCCTCAACCTCAGCCATAAACTTAGACATAGACAGGGTGAGTATAGGATCCGCGTTGCCGGATACCGGCTGAGGGTGCATCACCCTCATAGGGATAATTCTTTCCAGCGCTATAGACTCGTTAGCCTTACGTAGTACCGAGGCGTGGTAGAAGAGGTGTATCGTAGACGTTAGCGGAGGGTACCCCCAGCCACTATCTACCCCTGCAGGGGAGTCCGCCTTCATGTGGAAGATCTCACCATGATTAAACTTGAATAACTGATCCTCAGCTATGGTCTTAAGCATGGACATGGGCATGGTGGAGATTAAGTGCTTATCCCCATTGAAGATTTTGCTCTTAACGTCAGATGCTATAGTGAGGTAGTATTCACTTTCACCCGTCACAGGGTTGTGGGTGATGTCCACTAACTTAGGATCCCACCTGACTATGTTTATCTTTTCAGGCTCTAGGATGAGCTTGTCCTTTACCTCAGCAACCCCCGAAGTGCCACAATTTGAGCACTTTATAGTGAAGGTGGCGCTGTCCGGCTTGTACTTGAAATCTACGGAGTGAACTTCCTCTTCGTAGCTGCAAGCGCTGCACTTTAGGTACCTTTTGAAGGGAAAGTGCATTGAGCAGAAAGCGTTGCCGTATACCTGCAGATCAAGAGAACTACGAATCAAAGCCCGCTTCACCCCTAGTATGTCCTCTAATAGGCGGCGATAAGCAGCTGTTAACTTATCACTATCGCTAAGGTAGTTGACTTCAGTTATAGGGTACTCGGCAAACTTCTTAACTCCAGCGTAGATCTGAGCAGAGTTGTAGTATAGATACTCAGTCCATCGGAAGAGCTGCTTCAAGCTCCTGGGGCTGAAAGAGTGAGCCCAAAGCCTCATAGGGTCTGGATACGCCCCGATGTGTGCCCCGTCAGTACCTATTGGATTAGAGTGATTACCGTGCATCTCGGGACCCTATTTTACTGTTTTTTGTGTTATAAGTATACGTCCTAATCCATCTAGGAGGCAAAGATGATTAGATATTCATCTAACGGGGGTAATCCCGTGTTCCTAGTTGCACCTGCAGATTTAGGCGGCCTTAAAATAGACAAGGTCTTTGGTGCTACATGGAACTCTAGAGTAGGACTATGGCTGCTTCCAGCTATGTACCCATACGGGCTGGTTGTCAAGGATGACGTGGATAACCTAGCCCCGGAAATGGCCTGGGAAGCGGGAGCAAAGTCCGCACTAGCTGACCTACAACATACTGACGACGAGGTCTCTGCTCATCGATTGGACGGCTTTACCCCCAAAGTAAAGCCCTATGCCCATCAAGTAGAGGCCCTCTCGTTGGCTATACACAGTCCAAGAGTTGCATTGTTCCTGGATCCAGGTCTAGGAAAGACGAAGATTGGCTGTGACCTAATACAGTACTGTAGGGAGAAAGATCCCAACTTTATGGCCCTAATCATAGCCCTAAAGGTAAACCAGTTCACTTGGAAACGGGAGATGGAGTTTCACAGTGAAAAGGCTCTAAGGCTGGAGCCGCTAGTAGCTACCTCACCGAAGCAGAGAGAAAAGCGTCTGGCTAAGATACTAGCTAACCCCGACGGTAAACTGGCTGGGGTAGTAGTGACCTACGATACATGTAGAGTGGCCGCTGGGCTCCTCGACACCATTCCGTTTACTAGCGTTATAGCAGACGAGTCTCACAGTATGCGTAACCCCAGATCTAAGAAAACGGATGCAGTCCTTAAACTAATAGAATCCCACACACCTAGAGTCACCCGGAGACTGATACTAACCGGCACCCCTTCTCTAGGCAGCCCGCTCCACCTATGGGCTCAGCTAAAGCTACTTGGGAGCTTTTTACTCCCTAATTTTTGGAAGTTCAGAGCTCGTCACGTGATAACCAGCCCGTATAACTCGAACATAGTTACCGGGTTCAAAAACGTGGGAATACTAAACGATCTAGTATCCCTTTGTAGTATGCGTAGGACCGCGGAGGAATGCCTAGATCTACCAGAACGGACCATACAAGTAGTGCCGGTGGAAGCGGGCGCTTCACTAAAGAGGCTGTACAACATAGTAGCTGGGCACGATCCCATAAAACTTGCGGGAAAAGTAGTGCCGGCTCCGGAAAATACGATAACCGCTATGGGCAGACTAGCGCAGATGTCTAGTGGATTCCTCTACTTATCTAGAAAAGACCCCAACATCTGCGAAGGGTGTCCACATCTAGTGTCCTGCGTTAGAGAGGATGTATCCCCCTATACTACTGCGTGCCACGTAGAAAAGCAGGATCCGGGTAGGGACGTGCTCCCTGTACCGGGCTCGCCCATCATAGATACAGTAAAGGGATTGGTAGAAGAGCACGTAAATAACGGGAAGAAGGTCATACTTTGGGGTAAACATCAGTACTTCATGGAGCAGGTCTCTGCAGATCTAACTAAACTTCTGGACTGCGAGGTACTACGCTATGACTCCACCACTGAGTCTCACAGCGAAGTAGAGGATAGGTTCAACTCCATAGAAGGCCCTGCCGTTATAGTGGCTCAGATATCTATGGGTATCGGGGTAACGTTCAAAGCCCCAGTGATGATCTATGGCGAAGTTAGCTGGAGCTTAGATCACTGGTTACAGTCCTTGGACAGGAACTACGGTATACGGGCTAAGGGATTCGGAAAGCTACTGGTGCAGGCTGTAGTGGTCAACGGCTCTATTTCGCACAGCACCATGGAGCTACTAAGCAGCAAAGTGGACGTCAGCAGTATGATGTCCTCTCGCCCTAATTGCGTAACCTGCGTCAATGCCCTCAAGTGCCTAGATCAAGGAACTCTCCCCTTTGATAGGGAGTGCATCCTGCAGGATACTATAGAGAAGACCAAAATCCCTGTTAGGAGGCTATGATGGCTCTCAATCTGCCGAAAGGCTATCTATCCGCAAGTCAGATAAATCTATATCTCACCTGCCCTAAAAAGTACGAAGCGGAATACATTTTAGGAGTTAGGCCGGAGGTTAAACGGCCCGCAGCTATGAGCGTAGGCAGTGGTGTTCACAAGATGGTGGAGACCCACCTTCAAGCAACTCTCAACGATACCCTGCTAACCATGGAGGATATTGCGGATATTATCGAGGATGACCTTCGGGGATACTTCGACCCTACTACCGTAGACCTAGAGGGCGATGACCTCGGGCAGTGGTTGGACTACACGCAAAAATTATACAATGTGTGGTATAAGGATGTGTCCCCACACCTCGCTATCACAGCATCGGAGATGCAGGTAGAGAAGGTGATAGGGGATGCCCCCTGCAAAGGCTTCGTAGACTATATAGACGCCGGATCAGGGTACCAAGAGGTCTGTGACCTCAAGGTAACTAAGCGGGCTAAGAGCATCGGGGATGCTAGAGACTCTGTGCAGCTCGCTATCTACTCTATGGCTACGGATATCCCTTGCGTCCGCTTCGACAGTCTTGTAAAGACCAAGACTCCGAAAGTGGCGGTAGCCCGCTACGAGTTCGCTAAACACGAGCTCGACTACTTTGAGGAACTGATTGGGGAGGTTGCACTCAATATTTCAAGAGGAAACTTCCCTAGAACCACACCCACGAGCTGGGCCTGCTCCGAGAAATGGTGCAGCAACTGGGGCAACTGTAGAGGTAAGAACACCCATGAGCAGATTTGAAGGCCTTACGGTCAACAGCGGCATCGCGTCCGCAACCTATCGACTAGTAGATACTACGCATGTAATCTTCGCTAAAGAGGGCAATCCAGACGCGCTACAGGCCAGGGAGTACTACGGCTCAGAGGATCAGATCGCCAGTCTGAAAGAGTCTATCAAGGCTAAGGGTCTACTGGAGTCCCCTATCGTTATGCCCGTAGATAATGGGCAGTATCGGGTGATCGAGGGCAACCGTCGTATGTTCGCACTCAACTCCCTCATCAACGAGGACGGGATTGTCTCCACTGATGACGGCAAGGCTTTAACTAAGGTGAGGGTGGAGGTCCGCAAGCCGGAGGAAGACCTCGTTGAGGAGCACTTCAACGAGTGGTTCGCGCTAAACCCCGATGCAGATCAGGAGCTGCAGGATGACGTACGGGAGCACTTCGAGAAGCTCATCCGTGCGCACATCAATAGCGACTCACTGGTGCGTAATACCTTGCGCCTCAACTGGAACGACATGGAGATCGCTCGTGCTGCTCAGGCACAGCTAGATCTTGGTGTACCACTGGAGGACTTCTGTTCCCGCACCGGTATGTCCGAGAAAAGCCTTAAGAGCCGCCTGTCCCTCCTAGCTAAGGAGGACGTAATGCCAGACGTAGTTCAGGCCGTGGAAGACGGGGAGGTTTCTTTCTCCGTGGGTAAGATCTTGGCCAATATCAAGGAAGAGCATGGGGAAACTCGTAGTGAAATCCTGGAAAAAGCTAAGAGCTCCACGGACGAGGAGGGTAATACGACCAAAGCCGCTACGGTTGCTGAGGTCTACTCCATGATCGCGGAGGAAGAGGTAGAGGCGGGTGAGGTAATCCGAAAAGATGTCCGCAAACGTACATCTAAGAAGAGCCCCTCTAAGATGGCTAGTGAAGACCAGTTACATCGTGCTATCCTCGATGTCTCCTCAGAGAGGGAAGAGATTAGTATCCGAATCGAGGAGACTAAGGCTGACGGCGAGGATCCCGTAGATGCGGATCAGAACGCCCTTATTAATGCCGAGCTTATCCTCGAAGTGCTAAAGTCTGTGGCTGGTGCTAAGGACCTATCGGAGCCTCTAGAGGACGTGCTCTCTGAGAAGATCTACTCGTAGTACTTCGTCCATCGTGAGAGCTTGTCTACAGCCTCGGATTTGATTTGCCGGATACGCTCCGAGCTTAGTCCAAGTCTAGTAGACAGCTCTCGCAGGGAGTAGCAGGAGCCCCCGTTGAGGCCATAGCTGTTCTCTACTATGAAACGCTCCCGCTGGGTTAGGAACCTCAAGAACTCTGCGAGGGCTAGCTTCTCATCGGCAGATTGCCGAGAAGAGAAGTAGGGGTGGTCGGTCACTTCCTCGGGTATCACTATATCCGACACGTAGAGCGGTATGGGTTTGCCCTGAGGAACCCTGACTAATGAGGTGCTGTGCTTACGCATGGACATGAATATCCAGTGCCCTGCGTAGGTACAAAACCTGATATTACGGGTGTGGTCAAATTTGGAAAACGCTAGGAGCAGACCCTCATTCCCGTTACTAATAAGCTCCTCCAGGGTGGAGGGGTCCTTATCTCTCCAAATGCGCTTGGCCATTAAGAAAACCAAACGTAGGTTACTTTCTACAATCTGCCTATGGATATCTTTTTTTCTGGCTTCAGTGACCTCTGGAGAATAATATTCTGAAAACAGTTGGTCTTCTTGAGACCGGCTCAGAACTACAACCTTAGACAGATCGTTGTAGTAGACATCAAGGAAGGTATGAGTAAGCATGAGTGATTCCGATCTCTACAAGACTATCATTGCGGGGGTCACCGCGAATACGGACGGTCTAATCGGTGAGGAGGGTGGCATCCGGGTCCCGGTGATGAAGATAGTTCATCCGGCTAGCATGGGCAAGGACTGGTGTCCGGATGCTGCTCGGCCGGGGGACCTCTGTATCGCAGGTACTAGCTTTGGGAGCTCCGTGGAGTTCGTCCCGGTATTAGGTTACAAGGGCCGCATCAAGTTTGACGGAGACACTTCCATGATTGACTGCTCATCTCTAGACACTAAGAAGGGCAGCAAGTATGGCGCCTGCGTTGATTGCGACCACCTGCCTTGGCGTAATGGTCAGCGCACCGCGTGCTTCGATAATATCAATGTATTCGGCGTTGTAGAGCATCAAGGGCGGTATCAGCTGGTTAAGGCTACGTTCTCCAAGACCAGCTTGTCCTCTGGCAAAGCACTATTCCGCCTGGCTAAGAGGGATTCCAGACCCCTATGGGCTAAGCGCTTTGTCCTGTCTACGACAAAGAAGCAGGCTAACGGTCGCAGCTGGCTACAGTACGATATTGCACTGTCAGCCACTCCTGTGCCCGAAGACCTAGTTCAGGCGGGCTTCAAGCTCAAGGGAGACATGGAGAACGACTACAATCAGCTGCGTCAGCGACTCGAGAATCGGGGCTTGGCCCAGATCGAGGAGCGCAAGACTAGGCAGCTTGAGAATAAGGATAGCGAGCTAGTGGGCGAAACCCCTAGCTTCGATATCTAATACAAAACACTAACTAAGCAGCCCAGCCCTAAAAAACTAGGCTGGGCTGCCGGGAGATACTTATGCATCTCTTTAGCCAAGAGGCTAAGTCCCTAGGGCCGTGGTCGCCTACTAAAGTATCTATGCTCGAAGGCTGTAGCCGAAAGTTCGAGTGGTCTTATGTAAGGAAGAGGTACCTAGAAGAAGACGAAGTGTATCCTACGGACAAGAGCGCTCTAGAAATAGGTAAAGGGATACATAAGTATGCTGAGCTACTTAAAGAGGGTACGGCAGGGGACATCGCTCAAGATGCCGCTCTAAACGAAGTACAGATAGAGATGAGCAACCCTCAAAGGACTAAGATACACGCGGCGTTCGAGTCTGTGCGGGGTCTAGAAGAGAGGCTAATTAGGTTCAAGCAGGGACACGATGTAGTGGAGGACCTAGCTGAGTGTAGGTTTGCAGCTATGCCCGACATGACTGGAACCTATTTCTTCAACAACTCCGGGGTTATCCGGGGGGTGCTAGACAGGTGTATAATAGTGAATAAAAATGGAGGTTTGCACGCCATAGCTATTGACATCAAAACTGGGAGGGTGAATAATATAGAGGATCATGAGATCCAACTATCAACATACGGAATGCTACTGCACGCTAATAAGCGTGGGTTACATACAGTGCAGACGGCGATATACTTTACTGAGAATAGCCAGCTAGTCTGGAACCCAGTAAAGATGACTCGAAAGTTTGCACTGTCTGAAGAAAACCCATCCGTAATTAAGATTAACCAACTCTCAAAGGCGTACTATGATACGGGCGCAGCCCCGACGAGAAGTCGGCTGTGTGAATGGTGTACGTTCAAGAGGGTATGTGATAAGGAATAAGGATGTCACAAGAAAAGGCCTTCAGGCCTAGGTCCCTATGGGGGGAAATCGGGCTCGCTGAATGGGTCTCCGTCCTCTCTGGATCCCCCGGAGAGTGGAAGATAAAGGGGAAATCCGTAGTAGGGAAGTGTCCTTATCACCAAGGATATAATCCCACATGTTACGTGACTCCAGACATGGGGGTGGTGAAATGCTTTTCCTGCGGTAAATCCGAGACGGATCCCATTAGATTTCTAGCTGCCGCCACCTCTAGCTCTTGGACCGAGTCGATGAAGCGGCTAGGTAGGGTAGCCAACTTAAGGCTTCCTAGAAAAGTAGTGCAGGATATGCACGTAGCGGAGCTCCGCCAGACTATTAAAGCGGGGATACTGTCCGCCTGCAATACTGCTCTGGTGATGGCGGCAAAGTCAAAAGACTCTGAAAGACATAAATACGCAGTGCCGCTGCTAGACTTCTTAGAGTCTAGGGGAGTCCCCACAGATGACACGTTAGGTAAGCTTCCGATAGGCGTACTGCCTCCTAGGGTAGAACTAGTAAAGCATCTACCTGAGGATATATTGGAGCACTCTATTTCCTATTTAGAATCCTCTATGACGGGACCTAATACCGGGGCACTACTCCTAGCGTATCATAAATCTCCTACTGAGATCACTAGGTTCAAGCTGAGATCAGACTTCCTCCGACCAGATGGAGCAAGATCCACACACTATGTCCCGGATGCGAATGAGGAGACCATAGGCTTCTTTGGATTACCCTTCTATTCAGCGATGCTGTGGGGGGCACAAAAGGCTGGTAAGAGAGCCATGATCGTGGAGGGGGAGACAGACGCACTAGCACACATGGTTGAGTTCCAGAGTGGCCTTAGCTACGAAGTAGTAGTTGCCTGTGGCGGAGCATCTGTATCCAGCCCGGATATTCTTAAAGAGTACTGCGGCGTATCAGAAGTGATGCTGGTATGTGACCACCCGGATCACGGCGGGGACGCTATAGCTAAGATCATCATGTCTCAGACCTCCATGCCGGTTAAGGTATTTTCTTGGCCACCAGAAGTAGAGGCTAAAGATCCCGATGAGGCTATTAAGAAGCATGGCTGGGAGACCTGGTTATCAGCTCTAACAGCTAAAAGAACAGAAGGCACTCATCAGAAGTGGGTTAACTTCAAAGCTGCGCACGTATGGCTGGCTGGTGTTACTAAGGCTAAGTTAGCGTCCTTAGACCCAGACGACCTAAGGGGGCAGAAGGAAGCTATAGGGCAAGATGGGAGCTGCCTAAGGGAGCCTGAAGCACAGATGGCCTACGCTAGAGCGGTAAGCAAAATGTGCACCCTAACTATAGGGACTATACTAGAGCTGGTCGTAGGGAGAGACGACAGCGAGGAGGGATTTATAGCTAGGATACTACAAGCCTTGAGGGAGGAGTTCTTCTTCATTGGAATAGATGGAAGCAAGGGTAGCGACACTCTCATCCGGGCTTGGCACAGGAAGAAGAAGGAGCCTAGAGAGTGGAGAATGAGCCGGACAACAGAGCTCTATTCTCAAATATCTCAGGACTTAGGGTCCATACTCTATTGGCTAAAAAGTACCGTAGGCATTCCGCAGGCAATCATAACGACCTCCAAGGGCGGTACAATAAAAATACCAGAACAGAGCACCACGGTGGGAGGATATATGCAGATAGCACTTTCGCAGTTATGCGGGGAACTACCTACTACGCGCAGCCTAACCGAAACCAAAGCTGGCGCACACTATGTAGAGCACGACTTCGGGGCGGGGCCGGAGCCTTGTTGGGTCCTAGTTAACGGCTACGAGGTGTACATAGGAAGATACACGGATGAATGCACCTTAGAGTGGACCTGCCTGGATGGCCCCCGTCTAGGAGATAGGTACTTCAACATCATCCGGGCACCTTGGTCTACCGAGATTGCTAGTTGCTTAGACTTGGAACACGGTAACACTGTAAAGCACTCGGATGTCTATGACTTTCTAGTATCTGTAATCTATACGGGCTGGACGCTAAAAGGTGGTTTGGAGGACTGCGAGTACCTTGCTGCAGCTATGATGGTTAATTCCATCTCTAGCTGCTTACCTAGGCAGCTGTACACGCTAATCAATGGGGCTAGAGGCACAGGTAAATCTAAGCTTCTAGATATTATTGCGGGCTCCGACCCCACGGTGAGATTACTAGAGTGCTCGTCGGATGTTCAGTCGGGATACAGCACTGCTGGATTCCGCAAGGACATGAACAACTGCGCGCTAGGGGCCGCATTGGACGAGTTCGAGGACAAGGGGGACGACCCGCACTCCAAAGCGGTACGTGGAATATTAACGGATATCAGGGGGTTAACTAACAGTCCAGCATGTAGAATCACACGTGGTAACGTAGAGAGCAAAGAGGCAACCGTATACACTCTACGATGTCAGATCTGGGCTGGCGCGATTAACTACTTGAGGGAAGAGGCTGATGTAAGCCGATTCATGCAGATCCATACGGTACGTTGTGAGTCTAAAAGTGACCCACATACTACTATGCTCAATACCTTCGGGCAGGAAACTATTCAGAAGTATCGAAGGGCGTTGTCTACTGGGATGTACAGGCTGGCCCCTGAGTACCTCAAAAAGCTAACAGAGTTACGCGCCACCTACAGCCAGCCCACTATAATGGATGCGCTAAGTAAAGAAGTTGGGGCAACCGTACCCTCTAGGTTTTTGGATGGGGTAGTAGTGACCGCAGCCATGGTAGCTTGTGTTGGGCTGAACCCGCACTCCTACATACTAAGAGTTATAAAATCGAAAAAAGAGCTCCTAGAGATAATCACTACGTCTACGCAGGAGCAGGACCTACTGGATACAATCCTAAGCTCGAAGGTAGAGCACAAGCGCCCGGGAAGTGAAAGCCGTAACACCTCAGTTCGGACTATACTATCCGATCCCACTGCGAGGCACAGCCTAATAGAGATGGACTGCGGGCTATCTTATGTTGAGGATCTAAACAACGGCAACCGAGAGCGCTGGTTAATTGTAATGTGGCCAGACGTAGTTAGACAGTTGCTTAGGGGATCCAACCGGTATGGTAAGGATACCGCAGAGAGACTAAAACGGATGGGAGACTCCAGCCCTAATACTAAAAACTACCACACGGTACGTCGTCGCCTTGGAGGGCTAACCTCGGTGCTACGTCCGGGAATCACCGCATCAGATATCACCATATATGATATCACCGAGATGCTGGATTCGTGGGATCAGAGAGGTACAACATGATGAAGCCCAGTGGGTGTCAATCCTGCCCCAATTTCAAGGAATCTACCTTTGAAGTTGGGGTGGGCGCCAGCCCCTGTGATGTACTATTTCTAGGTGAGGCTCCTCCACCATGGGGCGGAGTTTTCAACGACAACGCAGGCCGTCTGGTAAAGCATATGGTAAGCCAGATGGCTAGTTCGGAAAGGATTTCCGGCAAGGTAAACGGGCCACTACAAGCAATGGCTGCCCGTGCACACTATATGTACGGGGCTTGTTGCCCCGGTAAGAATACTAAAGAGGTTTTTAATGCCTGCGCTACCAGCATTATATATCAGAAAGTGCACAACCTGAATCCAAAGATTATTGTGTGCTTTGGTAGCCGCCCCCTAAATGGTTTGGGATTAGATGCGAACGCTGAAGAGATACGGGGTAGGGTAGTAACAGTGCAGGTTGCAGGCAGGCCTTTCAAGGTTATGCCTACTTTCAGCCTAGCTCGGTTCTTCCGCAACCCAGGCTTGTATAGCTTAGTAGAGAACGACCTCAAGAAAGCTGCCGTAGCCGCAGCGGGGTCCAGCGCTGAGGCTCTAGATGTACCTAAGCTAATAAAGGGTTTCGACATCCCCGCCTCTCTGGAGGATGCTATAGCTATCTGTGACGAGTACGCGAATTACTCTACAGGAAGTAAGCCCGCTAATCAGTGCATGATGGCTTTGGACTTCGAGACCACTACTCTCTGGCAGTGGTCCAAGACTGCTAGAATTATTGCTCTATCGGGGTCAGTGGGGCCGGGTAAATCATTCGCTGTGCCGGTAGATCATAAGGACTCCCCCTACGAGTTCCACGAGGTTATCCCCTGGATACTAAAGGTTTTGGGCTGCGATAACCCTAAAACCTGGTGGAACTACAAGTTCGACTACAGCATGGCCTTGTATCCTCTCATGCTGAGGACTGCGGAAGCTTGCGCTGTGCATCCTGATCTAGAGGCTACTATAGAAGAAGTTTCAGGGATGAACATGGACTACATGCTGAAATTCGGTCCAGTGAGGAACACTAAGTGGGACGGTATGCTTGGTGAGCACATGCTGGATGAGGATAAAAAGAGCTTTTATAGCCTCAAGACCGTTGTAGTAGAAGAGCACCCCGAGCTAGTAGGTTACGAGAGAAGTCTCAAAGAAGAGCTTGATGCCGCTGTAGTTCGAGAGTTCGACGAGTCATTTTCTAGGGTAGCTTCTACTGACCCTAATGAAGTAGATGGCTTGTATTACCCAGATACCTCCCCTATCGGACACGGCTTTGATCTTACTACGGTGGAATCCTCTTCTAAGAAGTACGTGGCCAAGCTCAGAAAGATGAAGAAGGGGCAAACTGCTGCAAACAAAGCCGCGATAGACGGAGCTATTGCGGCTATAAAAGGGTGGGCAGCAGAGAGTAAGAAGGAAATGTCCGCAGCCAAGGCTGGCCTGAAGAAGTTCTTTACTCATAGAAATAGGCACCGCTGGGATGGAAACCCCCACTACGACGGAGTGACCTACGAAGAGCCCCCTATGCAGATGATGCTGGAGTACGCTGCGGTAGACGCCGATCTAACTTGGAGGATCAGCGATTCTCAGAGGCTTAGGGCTTGGAAGGAGCACTCCCCTAAGCAGGCTAAAGCTGAGGGCTTGGCCCCTATGATATCCCTAATGTCCCGGCATTACCTGCCTGCTACTGAGATGCTGGCTCAGATGCAGTACGAAGGGATCCGGATCGATCCCGACTACCTAGAATACTGTCAGAGATCCCTAGAGGGTAAGATAAAAGAGTGGAGCGCCGCCTTCTATGCTAGGGTGGCTAAAGACCTAGGATTGACGACTGACCACGTAGATATACAAGAGAAATTGCTAGTATCTAAAGTGTTCATAGCGGGGTACGGACTTCCTAGGGTTAAGACAACAGAGACGGGTGAGGCTTCCGCAGACGAAGAATCCCTCAAAAAGTACATCGAGCTCCTTCTCGCTAGGGATGTAGAAGAGTACTTAGAGGCTAATGGTCTAGAAGATATCACGGACGAGATGCGGGATGAGCTATTGTCCAACAACCCAGCTAATCTCCTACTCAAAGTTAGAAAGTCATCCAAGGCGCTTACTACTTTTGTACTAGGTATTAAGAAAGGTGCGGCTTATGATGGCAGACTACGCGGGACCATCCATATCAATGGCACTGCTACCGGAAGGACCAGCTCATCCAACCCCAATATTCAAACCTTATCGAAGAAGCTGGGCGGGATAAACATCAAGAAACTGTTTGTGCCCACTGATACCTCGTCTGGGGCTAGCGCAACGGAGGTTGCGCTACGGGAAAAGTACAGGTGGGAGGTTGGAGAAGAGCTAGTAGTAGTGGATGCGGACTTCGGTGGTGCAGAGATCCGAGTACTCACAGCTTACGCAGATGAGCCCACCCTGATACAGGCTCTCAAAGATGGCTTGGACGTTCACTCCTGGGTAGCCAGCGAGATATTCGGGGAGAAGTACGAAGACATCCAGTACTACAGGAACTCTACTAACCCAGAGGAAGCAGAGCTGCGAGAGAAGTACACCACTATGCGTAAGCGAGTTAAAAGCGTGAACTTTGGTCTTATTTACGGCACAGGGGTAAAGGGACTAAGCGAGGACCTAAAGATCTCGGAGGATGAGGCAGCGAAGTTGATGGCTATGTTCTTCAATCGCTTTCCTGGGATTAAGGACTACATCGATAGGATAAAAGCCAAGGTACGCAGCGACAATATACTCCGTACCCCTACAGGTAGGGCGAGAAGGTTCTACACGGCTGGGGCGGGGGGTTGGTATGCAGCCAGGTGCGAGCGGCAAGGCATCAACTACCTAGTGCAGGGCTTCTGTGGTGAGATAGTCATCCGCACGATGATTAATCTATGGAAGAGCATGCAAGAGATTAGGGGCAGGATGATGCTAACGGTACACGACTCTATGGTGTGGGAAATGCCTAAGTCAGAAGTCCCTAAGCTAAAAAGGTTTTTGGAAGAAAAGGTAGACCGGTTTATCAAAACTGAGTTTCCAGAAGTCCCGGTGTCAATGCCCTATGACGTAGAGATCGGTCCCTCCTACGGCGAGGTTAGCTAAGCGCGCAAATATTCACACTATAGTGGTATAAGCTTACGTCCCGCCATTGCGCATGCAGGATGGGGCGACTAGTGGAGGGAGTCATAGCTCACCCGGTAAGAAAAACACTTACCGGGTGAGCTCTTCCACGTAAGGCAGGGCTTAACAGCCCTGCGTGTTAATACCGGCATTATGTCGGTGACTAGTGGAGGGTTGGATGTCCGGACGATCGGGAAGACGATCTTTCCGGACATCTCAACATAAGGGCACCTCTAGGGGTGCGTGTTTATACCGGCATTATGCCGGTGACTAGTGCAGAGTGGTTGTGTATTCTCGAGCCTCAGCCGGCTGCGAGAAACCTCTTCCCACTAAGGCAGCTCCCAGGGCTGCGTGTGTATGCTGCCCGTAGGGCGGCGACTAGGAGAGGGCGGGCCTGGCGACACGCCAGGTTTCCCGCAAAGGCACCTTTAAAGGGTGCGTGCATCTGCTGCCCGTAGGGCAGCGACTAGGGCAGAGATAGGGATAGGACCTATATCCCATCTAAGGCAGTCCTGATTAGGGCCTGCGTGTAAAACTAGTTCTAAGCTAGTAAAAAGTCATATCGTGGGTAAGCACTTTGCAGGCTACCCATGAGAAGACGGCGGCGTGTAAGCAGTCGTCCGGTTTGCTAGGAGAATGTCGCCAGACTTTCTTCCCAGCAGGAGTGACTTCTTCGTACAGAGCCAGAAAATCCTCAAAAGCTTCGGACATTCTTGGCTCGGCCAGAAAGGCTATACGCTTTTTCTTGATGTCATAAAAGAAGCAGTCAATGAGAGTGGTTCGATCCGCAGTGTAGCGGTCGATACCATTCCATTTGAGGGGTTTAGTTTGGCTTCCGTACTGAAGCTGGTAGAGGGGGCACTGCAGCTTGCTAAGTAATAGTGAGTTTGCCAGCGCCCCCTCTCCAGCATCACCTATTACGAGGTTTACGCGATACCTAGAGAAGAAGGTGGCTAGTTCATCTACGGTGGAAACGGGGTTCTGGTTGGGAAACACTTTGTAATCGACGGTGTTGAAGGTCCCGCCAGGAGAGTTGGAGAACACCCAGGCCACTGTGCGAGATACGCCAGAGGTACCTCCGCCAGACCAGTCTACCCCGCCGCAGGTAAAGCCAGCAGCGGGCGGCGGCGAGTCGGAGCAACAGGCCGCGAGGTCATCTACACCGATAAGCCTAGAACCCACGGAGTCAGAGACTCCCATAACCTCATTGTTGAACTTACTTTCGGGATAAGTCTCAAGCTTGTGGGTGATTCTCTCCCACCGGTGTGGGAGTTGGTTTTGGGGTAAGATAACTTGAGGTATGTGAAACCCCTGGGTTCTAGCGTTGGGCGCCATATCTACCCAAGTGCCGTCGCGAACATCGACGAGAGCTCCGCATGATAAGCATGCGAGGCCCTTATCGGTTATGCCACGGGAGCTACGGTAGAAAGAGCGCTTCCCACAAGCACCACACCTAATACACCACTCAGACTGGGTAGACTGCTCCCAGATAAACTGAATGGTGTTCTCCATAGTCTTGGGGGTGCCCATGTAGGAGACATACCCAAACCGGGAGTTGGCGAGGCACTCGTTAATTACCGGTACTACAGACTGGTAGTCGATATCCTGCACTTCGTCGTAGATAACGCGGTCTGCAGAGATACCTCTAACTCGGTCAGCATCGTCGGAAGCATAGTTAAAGATTAGCTCCGACCCGTTACCCAGTACCTTAAGGAAAACGTTATCACTGAGAACCCTCCCCATCATAGACCTCAGGTCCGGGGAGTGTTGAATCAGCTTGCTGATGCGGGTGTTACTAAAGGTGGAAGTCTGCTTCTGTGTAGGAGATATGTAAAGCGTTTTAAAGTGAGGCACCGCGACGGCCTCACATACCGTAAACGCAGCAGCAGACACGGACTTACCGACCTGCCTACCGCACATAAGGATACTTCTAGAGTATTCCCCAGTGTATAGGGCATCGTAAAATGGATAGTCACCTAGGGAGAACTCATCACCGTCTAGCTGAAGAATCGATTCAGCTAGAGCTTTCCTGGAAAGGGAAATCATATTGCAGAACCTGAATACTGAAAATAAGTCCTTCGGGACGCTACACGGAATGCCTACAGTAGCAGTAGGGCCTTCTAAGAGCCTAATACATACCACGGCATCCCACAACGTAGTAGTGCTGTGGGGCGGGGCGGGTATCGGTAAGACTGCTATGGCGCATCAGACGGGGGATGCCATAAACGCCTCTGTGTACGTCTACACCATGTCTCAGGAGGACGAGGCTAGCTTCGGCATCCCCCAGCGTCCGACAGAGGGAGTGCCGTACTTTGAGGTATTGCCTCCAAAGAAGCTGTACAACGCTGTGCAAGAGGCCAAGTCAGGTAAGTCGGTTATCCTGTTCCTGGACGAGATCAATCGGGCGGACAAGGCTACACTAGCCGTGGCGTGGTCTCTGATCGGTGACCGCACCCTTAACGGTGAGAAGTTGCCAGATAACCTCTACGTTATGTGCGCGTGCAACCCAGATGACGGGAATTACGAGACTATTGATATGCTCAGTGATCCTGCGTGGCGCCGACGAGGTTGCCACTTCTGGGTAGAACATACTCTAGGTGGGTGGCTCCGCTATGCTAGAGCTGAGGGGATGTCGGAGGAGGTTATCTCCTTCATTGAAATTAATCCTGAAGCGCTGCTAGATGAGAAGGCGAGAGCTGCTAAAAAGCTCTACCCGACCCCCGCTAGCTGGCACAAGGTCAGCAACCTACTTAAGGTGTCTGGTGAGACAGCCGGCATGGTAGAGCCTGCAATCGCTTCTATCATCGGGTCAGATCACGCTGCTGCATTCTGTGACTGGTCCCGAAACAAGGAGTACTCGGTACACCCTATGGACGTACTAACGAAGTTCTCCAAGGTAAAGCCCGTAATCGAGAAGATGAAGAAGGACGGCCGTAGTGATGTGGTCACTAGGACCGTGAACTCGGTGGGCCAGTACCTCTCAGCTACCGATAACTGGCAGCCGGACAAGTTCGCTACCGGATTCATCAAGCTGGCAGCTATGCTGACCGAAGAGACCAAGCATCTCCTCGTTAAGCACCTGATAGGTATGACTACTGGTGGAGATGCCACCCACAGGAAGAGGCACGATGAGCTGACCACAGCTATCAATACCCACCACCCCAAGGAGTGGCGGGAGCTCTACGCTACGATCGAGCAGATCAAGAAAGCTGGTCGTAACTTCTAATGGCTCGAGGGCTGTAGCACTACTAGCTACCGCTCTCTTTTAGCTGAGACAGCATATCCCTGCTTAGCTTGTTCATAGCAGAGCAATAAGCGGCTATCTCCGCTTCTTTCCTCTTTAGGACTGTATTAGTGGCCGTGTCCGCTAAGTCCTCTGGGATATCGAAGAACCTGTGATAAACATCACTAACAAAAGAGAGGTTCTTCGGGGGCTTAGGAAATCCATGCACCGCAGCGCATCCTGCCACAAAAACCTTAACCGATTCCCCATACAAGGGAGTGAGGTCCGTAGCATTCTCGTATATAGAGTATAAGCGATTTAACTCATCTAAGGCGTAGCAAAGCTGGGCGGGCCTTAAAGGGTCAACTATCTCCGGTATAGCAAGATCTGAGTTAAAAGACTCTGCTATAGCACTAAATGCCCGGTCATCCCATAGGAAGCTGCTACTATGGATCGCTGCTACGCCCGCCAGCAACTGGTCCCGTAACATCTCATTAGGCAAGCAATTATTATCCTCTAAGTAGTCAAAGGTGGTCTCGTACTCCCACAAAAAAACCTTGCCTCCGGTTATAATATCAGCCGCCACTACTATAGGAGTGGCCGGAGTCCGGGCGGACCTGCACAGAATTTTCCTTGCGTATTCCGTGTTTGAATACCTGTCCCCGGCCAGCCTCATGCTACATACCTACCTTAGAAGCGAGTAGCTCCTTCATGTCTTTGGGTAGCGTCTCTAAGATCTCCATGAGCTTCTGGGGGTCTACCTCTCCATCAGAGCTGATCTCAGGTACAATGTCATCCCCTAAGATATCTCCAATGATCTCAGGCCCCATAGCTACTAGCTTAGAGACTGGTACCATAGAGCCTCCTAGATCCATGGAAGCCTGCATGGCTACTTTGGTGTTGAAGACTGTAGCCATAGGATCAGGAAGTTTCCTCCCATAATGTTGAGTTAGCCCTGATAAAATATCCAACTCCTCCACTGCGGAAGCCAGCTTGGTCAAGTCAGCCCGTGTGGCCCCCTCACTTAAGCCTCTAACGAAGTTAGAGACCTGCATGTAAGCTTCGGAGTGCGAAGCTTCTTTAACGGCATCAGCTCTAGCTTCTATCCACATAGCTGCTTTATCAGTATCGCACTGAGCTATGCCCGCCATAGATAGTACGGTCGGGGAAACATCAAGCCCCGCATCGGCTGCGTACTTTACTAGTTTAATCGCCGCAGATGCTGCGGTCTTTACCTGAAGTTTAGACCTATTCCTCAAAAGAGCTGCTTCCGCATAGGGAATATCAGAGGCATCCCTTATTGGTATCTTTTTCTGAGAAGGTAGAAGAAAATCAAGCTCTGCAGAGGCAGCCTCTTTGACCGCCTCAGACTCAGGCAGCTCTAATCCGAACAGGTCTAATGCATCATCAATTCGGGCCACTACGTGAGGCGCAACATTCGCGACTTTTGTGGTATAAGCCTTAGACAGTATCGCATGCTCCGGCGTGTGTACTGGATAATGTCTATTGTGCGGATCGGCAAAGGAAGATAGGGGAAGACCATCCCTGACCTCCGGCCCGCTACTAGCTAGTTCAGCATGCTTTGCAAGCTCGGGGTACTCCTGCAGTACCTCCCTAAGTAAGTGCTGAGTTACATCAGTATTTATATCCATGAGACATTCCTAGGAGTTAAAATGAGAAGAAGTTTGAATCTAAACAGGCTTAAGGTAGCCCAAAAGCCCACGCTAAATGATAACCTCCATACGAGGTTAGCCATACTGGCTGGGAGTAAAAGCGTTGGGGGTATTTGTTCTACCATAGCGTCTTCGCTGCTGATTAAGCAATCGGAAGAAATCCCTACTATGGCCGTGACCATCTCGGATGGGCGTTATGTACTTTTGTACAACGATAACATGGTCAAAGAGCTAAGCATGAAGGCTACGTCTGGAGTGCTCTGGCATGAGATGGGTCACCTGCTACTAGACCACATCCCCCGCATGGCTATGATCCTAATGGAGTTTGAGGGTAAGGACCGGGCTAAAGCCATAAAGGTAATTCACCTTGCTGCGGATTACGCACTGAACTCCTTTCTTATTGACGACATGAAGACGTTCTCTCTAGAGTTCTTGCACTGCGATATTGGCTCCCCTACAGAGCACATCTCGCCAGACTACAATAGGCCCTACGGGAGTTACCGAGGCATCCACCCTACGGATCGGGACTTTCCCGTACTAAAGAGCTTAGAAACCTATGTCCGTCTAATTTGCGAAAGTGTAGATAATGACGGGGAAGAGTTCGTAAAGCAGTATCTAGAAGGCGGCGATGAGCAGGGCCAGCCCTCATCCGAAGAGGAGCCCGAAGGTTCAAGCTCCAGCAGTGAGGATCCTTCTAATGAACCTGAGAAAGGCGAAGACGCGGAGGGAGGTGGGGGTAATTCTGACTCTGACACCTCTGAAGACCGCCTAGGGGAGCCGGGTAACCTTAGAAAGCTGGTGGAATCTATGCCTGACCCAGAAAGGGGTAGAGGTCCCGGCGGTGGACCCCTGACCCCACTGGAAAAGAAGTTGATAGAGACGGTGGAAAAAGATCCTTCTGACGCCCTTGAGGAGATCAACTCCCTCCGCCGAGAGTTTAAGAAGGTAATGTCTATAGCTCAGCAGGCGTCTAAGGGTAGGGGTGTAATACCCGGCTCCCTTCAGGAGATGATCGAGGCGTCCCTACGAGAACCCACTGTCAACTGGCGTACGGAACTAAGGCGCTTCGCAGGATCCAGCAAAGCGGAAAAAATTCCTACCTTCACAAGACCATCCCGTAAGCCAGACTTTGGTAGGTCATTGCGCCGGGGCAGGAAAAAGCTACGTAAGAGGAATATCCTACTAGCTATTGATACATCTGGCAGTGTTAGCCGGGGGGAGATTCTAGAGATATTCGCAGAGCTAATGGCGCTAAAAAAGATGGGGGATGTAGCAGTCACAGTGTGTGAGTGCGATACCTCTATCTGCGACCTCTATGATCTCGATGATAAGCGGGACCTCAGTGTTAAGGGCCGCGGCGGGACTTGGTTCGATCCCCCCTTCGAGCTCGCTATTAATCTGAGAAAAGATGAGTGGTCCATCGATAAGAAACCAGATCTGCTCATCTATGCTACTGACGGAGAGGCTCCTATGCCTAAAGACCACTTTAGGGATGCCTACCCGGCTAATAAGGTGCTGTGGCTCATCACCTCTAGAGGCAGCGTGCCCTCCCTCAACCATAGATGGGGGGTCAATACTAGCGAAGCTCGGGGGGACACCGGCTACGGCAGGTTCCTTAAAATGGAAAACTAGTAATGTCCCCGTTTATAGATAGTAGTACCCGCGCTATCCCGATGGCACTTGGAATATCCAATCAGTCCTTCGGGTTAGCGCTGTCCCTACTAAGGAAAGGGGATAGTAGCGGAGAGTATCTGGGATACAATGCGGTGACTATCAAAAGTGGTAGAGTAGTGTACTCAGTGGCCCCAATCCTCAAGAAGGTGCAGAGACTCATTGGGGATGTAGTATACAAGCCTATGCCTGCCGGTAGGAGCGCCGCATACGAGGCGGGTACCAATATCTGCAAGGCTGCCTCCCGCATGTGTAACTCCCACTGCTTGGTGCACGCAGATATAGTTAACTTCTACGGCAGCATCACTCACAGACACCTATCTAAGCTAGTTAGAGAGTACTACAACGGAGATAACGCGACCGCGCCGGGGTCCAGCTACGACCCCTCAGCGGGCGAAGACTTGCTATCTGAAGACCAGGTAACCAAGGTGGTAGGGGTGATGCTGCGGGGAGGTAGGCTGGTACAAGGTGGCCCCCGATCTCCAATGATTTCTAACCGCATAGGATGTAAGTTTATAGACCCTAAGGTGGAAGAGTGGAGGCAAAAATACGGATTTATAGACTATTTCAGGTATTCGGATAACTTGTACTTCAAGTTCAAAAGCTATACAGCGGGCCACGCTTTTCTAGAGTTTCTAAAATCGCAGCCATTAGTTCCGGAGGGGTTCCAGCTGCATAAGTTTTCCATAGCGGGGAAGGCGGAGCAGCAAAGAGTTCTGGGCCTCATAGTGAATGGTAAGACGCCAAGAATGTCGAGGGTATCCAGGAGGAAGCTAGAAGCTAGGATATACAACCTAGAAAGGGCTTCCAGATCCGGTAGAGCCGCTATATCAATGGAGGCCGTTAAGGACGGTAGGGGGCTAAATGTTGAAGAATACATAGCTTCCGTTTCCGGTATGCTGACCTACTACGCTCAGTATCTGGAAGCCGGAAAGCTTCAAAAGCTTAACAGCTTGATGAAAGGAGTATCTAATGCTTCAATCTAAACCTAAAGACGGCATGATCGGCATACCCATGCACCTAGTGGACGAAGAGGGCCTACAGTACGTCGTAGACAGGTCCTCTGTTACTGCTGCAGTATCTATCACTGAGGTGCCTTCGCTAGCCGAGGCAGCCCTGTCTAGCCCTATTGAGAGGTTGGACGACACGTTGTTGGAGATACTGGGCTTAGGTAGGAGAGAGCTGGAGTACGGGATGATATCAGCTAGATGTCTTATCGAGGCAGGAGCTATTTCAATAGACCAACTAAGCCTGGCTATTCCGATGGAGAGGTTTACCTCCGGCGATACCAAGCTGGTTAAGCTAGCAGCCTCCTACGCGATATCAGAGGAGGGGAACCCCACTCAGTCTATGCGGGATACCAAGGGTATGCACACTGGTCCTATGGGGGATATAAAAGATGCGGGGGTAGGGCTTGTCATAAATGACAGAAAGTCTGAGCTGTGGATGATAGGAGACATGTGCTCCCGGTGCACCGAGGGGCTTCAAAAAGTCCAAAATCCAAATCACTGCGTTCCTTTGGGGGAGAAGTGTTCCGACAAAAACGCAATCAACTTGGATAGGGAAGAGTGAGCTTCCTAAAGCTGGTCGAAGCTGGGGAATACAGGCCGGATAAGAGCTACGGCATAGTAAACCTAGTAAGCCCCCTAAACAGGGGGTATGGGCACTATGTGTACAACAATCTCCCCCTAAGGGATGACGTTGCAATAGTCTGTACTAAAGATAATGAAGCAGAAGTAGCGGCTTGCCTGGCCCGTATAACCGGGGAGTACATAGCCTCAGTATGTCCTGAGTCTCTAAAAAGATCCGGTAACCTGGTCGCTGGCTATAAGGTAAACACATGGCGCGATAGTCGGGCAGTGGCTTGCACCTACCTAATACGTAGTCTAGAAGTTCAGTCCTCTAAGACGGCGGACACCTCCGTTCTAGTTATTGCTAGGGGCGTTCTAGGCATACCTGCTACTATCACTCCGGTGAGGGCAATCTATGGTCCGGAAGGAGATGCCCTGGAGGATGCTTCTGTACTACCAGAGTTGTGCTACCGTACAGAGAAGCTGGATGTGGCGGGTGAAAAACCAGCAAACTGCTTCACTTGCCCCCACTCCGTTGGTGAGGATAAAGGTAGTTCTGAGCCATGCCTTACCACCCTCATTCCCGGTATGGTTGGCTCTGAGCCCTACACTGGGCTAGTGGAGATGGAAGTATCAAAAATGCTAGAGGAGGCCCTGCCCGGCTGGGCTAGAATACCAGCTTCTTACTTGCTACCGGACTCTATTACGGAGTTCAGCTCAGCTCTAATAGAAGACGGTTATGTCAGTATGGGGAAGAGCTCTATAGCTAAAGTAGCGGGAACTATTCGAGAGCGGGTTGAAAGTAGTCTGGCATCCAGGAGGCAATCCAAGATGTGCCGGACTCAGTGCCCGCAGCGAGCAGACTGCGCTAACCTGGAGGGCCACCTACACCTTCGGAATAATTACTGTAAGCCGACCCAAAGGCCATTCTCCAATTCGGAGATGCTAAGTATATTGGAAGCCTACGTACGGGAACTCCCGGAGACTATACCCCTAGTAGCGAAGCTCGCTATACTGAGATCGCCGCAAGTTCCCATGTCTGGTAATTACGGCTATACCCGGGGATACTCCTCCATAGGGTACTTAAAAGATAGGCGTATAAAGGGTAAAGTATTAGAGCCCGACGATCGTAGGCTAGAGGAGTATCTAAGTCGCACACAGGGCCTCTACGGAGTGAATGGCGGAGGCGGCAGGCTAGAAGAAGAGCTGTCTGGGTGGACTGCAATGTTCGGAAGTTGCTCAGAGGTGCCCCTTAGCAGGATACTCACGGGACCTGCCTACGGAAAAGGGGGCATGCCCGTTCCAGACGATGACTTCTTCAGGCTGTACCTGCAAATGTCTGGACTACCTCTCCTGTATCAATACTACTCAGGTGGGGGATGGGGGTGGTCAGGGTCCACTGTTACTATCTCTTACTCCCTAACTCCGTTCTTAGACGGGAGGGAGTGGAAGATACTTATGGGCATAAGTGGGGACGGTACCGATTTGGGTATCCTAAGTAGATCTCGCTCGGGGGCACTCGTGTATTCTAACGAGAAAAAAAGAGACCTAGGGCAGTGGGGGTACCGAGTTGTTAGCACGGTCTTGGAAGCCGCTAAGTTCTCTAAATACCTACTTAAAGAGTTGATCCAAAAAAGGAAGTGAACATGGCTACGAAAACCATCACTCTAGCTCAGCTATTCTGTCACATACCTAAAGGCGAGGTTGAGTTAGTTAGCGCAGACTTCGGTATCACGGGGGCTGCAGGCCTAGTGATTGTCGAAGCGAACATACTAGACGGTGACGGGGGAACTCTAAGTGTAATTCACGTACCCGTCTCTATGAAAAGCTACGCTGAGCTTTGCTCTGAGATAGCGGGTGTGGCACCACCTGCTAGGGGTGGGCCTACCCGTAATTTGCGTAAGCTAAAGGCGAAATGAGCACTAGAATCCCTTTGATCCGGTTTCATCTAAGTGAAACCGGGGAAGTGAATACTGAGTACATGCCCATGGACCCTATTGATACTTGCTCCGGGACAGTAGTCGATATAGTCCAATTGGGTAATGCTACGGATACGTACTATCATGGTACAGTACACGAGCTACTTAAGTACTCTAGTGGGGCTACTGACAATGAGGCACTGCCGCTACTTAGCGTGTATACCTCTAGAGTGGGTGGGAGAAGTTACGACTGGCGTAATACACATAGATCTGAGCAGCTAATAGATAAACTAGACTGTGCCTGGGAGCCAGCGAACGGAATACGTAGGCATTATGAATTTCTGTACTCCCCAGTTAATATACAAAGAGGAGACTACGCCTGTCCGACGTGGGCTCGGGGGGAGGTTCTGACGGACACAGGAATACAGGCTGGCAATGTGGATAGATGGGGATTCGATGTTGGGTGCCGGGGCCCCGGTAACTTCACTATTATGAGCGAGAGAAGCTTGGCTAAGCTATTACAGCTTGATGAAATGAGCACACAAGGCGCTGCTTCCTCAATGACTATGCTAGAAAACTATAGGCAGTCTCATATACAAAAAGGTATGTATGCTAAGGTTATTCAGCTCTCTCAGGGAGGTGAAGGCTATGTGGAGAGCGCTATAACGGCGGCACTGGTATTGGGTACTTCGTGTTTAGAAGGTCCGAGGTCGCAGCTAAAGCTTTACCCTCCTAAAGCTTACAGCGGGGTTGCGGCAGTATACCGTGGAGACGCGGACAAGGTCACTCAACTGCTAGGGAAGCAAGGGGAGAGGTGGAGGTCTCAGGTTGCTGCTCTATCTTATCCTGGCTTAGAAGAGTTTTTACCAAAGAAAAGCTACCTACATATCTCCAAGGCAGGCGACACAGAGGTAGATCTACTATCGAGTGCTAGGCTGGCACTATCGAACTCTATATCCGCATTTGAGGCTAAACTTGTGGGCTTAACAGACTCGGTAGATCTATTAGCTAGGCATTCTAGTTTATATCTCAGAGCACTAGGGATGGAGGACGAAAGGTTCTCGTCTCATGTCAAGAGTCTCCCAAAGCCACCCTGGTGGTACACCCATAATAAGTTCAGCACTGGAGTGTACAAAGACCTGGAGCCCCCAGAGGGATCTAAGTTGATAGATGCATCCGGGGACTTAGTTATACTGCCCGACAACCCAGAGTCCTTGAGAGTGGCGGCCCTCAGCCTGCTTCCAAAGGCAGAACTTAGAGCTGCTATAAATACCATGTCCTCCATGTTCCTGGAGTCCCTGTCCGACGCTAAGAAAGATGTGGAGCTTCACGCGAATACTATTAACGCTAAAACCGAGCAGGGTAGGATACTCAGGGATACATTGGAGTGTATAAAAGCAGCTAAGCTCAAGTGGTACCGAAAATACCCAGTGGCAGCATACAAAGACGTATTCCTAGCTCTGCATAAGAGTGTTAAGATACGGGCTACCAGTTCGGGTTCTTTCGTTTCTGGGAATGTAATCCGACTTGAGGCTGAGGGGGAGGTTTACAAGCACGAAAGCGTACGTGCCCTAAGAGACGTGTTCGGGGTAGCGCCGTCCTGCAGGGTTAGCGAGCAAGGGGTGCGGGGCCTGGCAGCCGCAGTGGTGGAGCTGATGCCCACTAATGAAAAGGGGATAGTACGAGATAACTTGGAACTGCTGCGCGGACTAAAGATATACCTGTCTACTAACTCAGAGGAGTATCACGAGTGGGTATCTTCCGGGATGAAGGGTGATAGGCCGGA